CACCCTTTCGGGTGATCTCTTTTCTCAACCTTCTTTCTTGAAGAGGTCTTTATGTCGCACTCACACAATGTTCAGGTCACGATCTTTAATACCGACAGAGTTCTTCTGTTGGGGACCGTGATTAAAATTATACCTGTCTCTGTCTGGGTGCCCAAAAGGGCATTCTTCAGTGAGAGGAAGAGAGTGAGGTCCATAGGCTCTCAGTATAGTCTCGGGAGTAAATGGTTCCATGATATGGTTGTCCTTCAGTCGAAGATTGCAGGTATGAAACTGCTTTCTTCTCTGACGGTAACCGTATCCTCTGGAGCCGTTACTTTTGAAGCTGTCTGAGGGCGCCCTTAGGATGTCTCGCTTAGGCGTTATAGCAATATAGCTCCTATCCGGCTTGATGAACCGGGAGTAATGATATGCCGAGCACAACCAGAGACGAAATCTACTACGCGTCGTATGCAAACATAGGCACAACCGTTGAAGGTGATACTGAACCGTCTTTGCCCCCTCCTTCCTACTCTGCTATTAACTATAGCTCAAGTAGGTTGGATCAGGGGCCTTTGCCGGGTTGGTATAACCTGATTCGGAACGGCCAGAATGCTACTACGGCGCTTAGCGGGGAAAGAAGGAAGCTTGTGGTTCAGGAGGGAGAATTCTCCGCATCCTTTCAGCCGCCTTTCTTCGATCCGTATCGTTACTGGACTCGGACTCGGGGTGACCTGTGTCAAAGTTTTAGCCCTAACGGGTTAGCCTTTGATTTATCATATGCTACAGATGAGGCGAAAAGGAAGTTTGTCAAGAATTGCCTTTCGGAGATGCAGGCCCTTGAAGGCCAGGTCTTCTTAGGCGAACTCGGACAGACTCTCCATCTTATAAAGAACCCGGCTAAGGCCTTGCGCGAAAGTCTCAATGACTACTTCCGGAAGCTTAAAAAGCGTCGGAAGGGATCGAAGAGAAATAAACGTCAGGTTTTGGCTGATTCTTGGTTAGAGTATGTGTTCGGTGTACAGCCGCTAGTTTCCGACATTGAGGGCGGGTTGGAAGCTCTTCGTCGCTTCTCTGAAAGTCCCCAACGGTTCAAACCCGTTCGGGCTACAGGGCGCGACCAAGTTGACTTCTCTCCTGGTCCTCTTGTCGTTGCTAGCGGCGTTATCGAATACACCATTAACAGGAAGCATTTTGCAAATGCTTCGGTTAAAATCCAGGGAGCAGTTGATCTGCAAACTGGTGGTAACAGCGTCGTTACTCAGCAGCTAGGCCTTGGCCTAGATCGCTTTGTTCCTTCGCTGTGGGAGATAATCCCGTACTCTTTCCTGGTGGATTACTTTTCTAATATCGGTGATATAATAAGTTCGTGGGCTTTCGGGACGAAGAACCTTCGGTGGGCCTATAAAGGTGAACGCGTTGAAACTGTATTTGAACATACAGTCAGCGAGTACGCCAAAAATCCCGCTCTAGGCGATGGATCCTTCAAGCTTGTTCGAGCTTTGCCTTGTACATCACGTGGGACGCATACGGTTGTTACTCGATACCCGTCTATTGACTCTCTTGTGCCGAGTTTTCGGTTAGAGATTCCTGGTATGGCGTCGAAAAAGTGGCTAAATTTAGCCGCTCTTGCTCAATCGCGTAGATCCCTTACACCTTTTTAACACTATTGGAGTATTACTCATGACGTGGTCACCATCTTCTCCTGTCACCGGTACTGATCAGACTGGACCTTTTACCAGCCCGACCTATACCCTGACTCTGGATGTCGCACCTGATACGAATGGCAAACAGCATGCCGTTACCGCCGTTGGCGGGACGCTGCCGGTTGCCGTCCGTACTCACTCCGTTTCTGATCCGTTCACGGTAACGTTTGCTCGGCCGAAGAACCCTCGGGCTCTTCAGTCTGCAAACCCCACGACCGGTCGCTACGGAAGTGTTCCAAAGAACACTTATTCGTTCATCGTACGCAAGGGCGTGAACTTTGCCGCAAATCAGGCTCCCGAAACCGCGATACTTCGATGTTACATCGATGTTCCCGCGGGCGCGGATAGCTATGATCCGGCGAATATTCGCGCGATGATCTCGTTGGCTTCCGGAATCCTGTATCAACAGGGTTCTGGCGTTGGCGATGCCACCGTTAACGGGATCCTGTGATTCGGCCTCGGCTTCGTAAGAAGCCTCGGTCTCGTCACAATTTCTCGTTGTCCCTTCCGACCCTTGTCTGTATCGTCATAGCATTACTAGGTGATTCGCTCGGTTTACCTGAGCTCGTTACCTGTCGTGCACCTGACGTAACTGACATCCTTTGAACGTCTTACTGTGAGGCAACATGGGTGTTAATCCTGATGCTCTTTACCGAACTCTTCTCGACGACTTACTGTTGGAGGACCCATCAAGGCTTTATCTCCTTGATGATTTACCCCCTGACGGGACTACCCGACAGGCGGCATGTCATTCCTTGCGAAAGTCACTTTTGAAGAAATTCAAGAGAAAGCAGACGCGAGAAGCTGATAATGCTGCTCTGGAAAAATTTCTTGCAATTAATCTTAAGTGCGAGAAATGGGAGCTGCAGTTTGCTGACTCATGGGATGAGGTTCTTTACGGCGAGTTAAGACAAGCCGTTTATAACTTCTTCCATGATCAGCGAGTGCCTATACTTGACTCTTTGGATGAGTTCGCCCATTACGGTCGAACTGGTCCTGGAGCGAGTGTTGGTGCTCGGGGAGGCGACTTCTATACAAAGATGTTTGCTTCTCCTTTAACCTGCACGAGTCTTGGTCTGTACGAATCGTACAGAAACTACATTAGAAGCTTTCCAGAGTGGACCAATGCGGAAAGTATCCGCACGGAAAACTACGGATCAGCCCGTGTAGTTGAAGGGAACCGTCTTAGCTTTGTTCCGAAGGACGACAAAATCTCGCGTACGATATGTACTGAACCTAGTCTGAATATGTTTTTTCAGTTAGGTGCGGGGCATGTCATCGAACGAAGGTTGCAATCTCGGTATGGTATTTCCATGTCGACACAGCCTTTTAAGAATCGCGAGTTAGCACGCAAGGGGAGTTTGGGCCTAGGGTTTGTCACTTGTGACTTATCCTCTGCTTCTGACTCTTTGAGCTTGAAGATGTTGAAAGGAGTTCTGCCTAAACATGTCTTTGACATGTTACGCTTGCTCCGATCTGCTTCGACGAGCTTCCGAGGTGTTAGACACGATTTGCATATGATCTCAACAATGGGTAACGGTTTTACGTTCCCGCTGCAGACGATGCTTTTCGCGTCGATTGTCATGGCGGCCTTTAGTGCGCGAGGGATTAAACCCTTGTACCCTAGAGGTAACGATTGCGGAAACTTTGGAGTCTTTGGAGATGACATAATCTGTCCAGACGAAATCTGGCCGGATGTCCGTCGCCTCTTGAGGCTCTTAGGTTTCAGCATTAACCATGATAAGACCTTTGTTGAAGGTCCGTTCCGCGAGTCTTGTGGTGCCGATTTCCATTTGGGAATCGACATCAGGGGGGTCTATGTGAAAACACTAGATTCCCAGCAAGACTTGTTCGCTGTAGTTAACCAGCTTAACCTGTTCTCTACAAGGACAGGCATCAAACTGTCGAAGACGGTGCAGCTTCTGTTCAATCGAACAGATGCTACTTACGTCCCACGATGGGATGATCTTTCCGCCGGTATTTGTGTACCGTTTGCTCTCGTTTCCCGAACCTTCAAACTTGACAGAAATTGTCAAAGCATAGCCTACAGGCGTTATGAACCTGTTGGCTTGAAGATTAGGGTCGGTGAGCACGCGATATTCGTACCGAAGGTTTGTAAGCCGAGGTTGTATAACCCTTCGGGGTTATTGATCTCGTTTCTACAGCGGTCGATTAACTCTTATACTATTGGTGTCAGGCATGACATTGTTAGATATAAGAGGAAGCTAGGTATCAGTCCCAATTGGGACAAAATACCGATGGTCCAC